TCCAGTTGTATTTACAACATTATACAAAAGTGTATCACTTCTAAACTGGTTTTGATTACCACTAGCATCAAGAAGTTCTTTAGGAACTTTGTTTAAACTATCAGATATTAAAGTAGTAAATGCAAAACCTGAATTAGCGCTTGCGCTATTAAATTCTCCATTAACAATACCAGGCGTATACACGTTATAATATTCTTGTTGATTTTGTTTTACAACGATTTTATATGTATACCAACCTAATGGATTATTAACGCTGTATAAACCAGGCTCTCCTGTAGGTACTGGATTTGAATATTGTAATGGACTAAACGTACTTGTTATTTGCTCGTTAAATTGTATTTTTATAGAGTTACCAATATCGCTTAATACATCACCAAGGGTGTTTTGGCTTCTATATGGAAAATAAAAAGTAGAAGCGCCAAAGCTTTCAATCAATGTATCAGACGTTGTATCGCTACCAACGTTAGATAATATGACATCTGATTGTCTACCATATCTATCCATAAGAACTACACCTAATTGATAGTTTCTATTTCTTTTAACTGTACTCTCCGGGTATTCTTTATCTAAACCCATATAGTTAGTTCCACTGTCAATTTTTTGACTAGCGGTTACTTGATAATTTAAATGCTTAGGAGCTGTATGCTTATTCACATAATTACCATATATAACCCTGTTGCCTGAAACTTCTTGCGATAAAGCTTTTACAGGTGTTTTATCATAAATCCTACTTGTCTCTGAAGAAGGTAACGTTAATATAGGTTTTCTAGATTGATAATTATATTTGTAATAAGTATCGTTAGGGTGATTTGTTGTAATATCATCTAAAGTGATTGTGTCTAAAACTAATAAAGCTAAACTATCAGATTCTTGATATATAATATCTATTTCTGATATTTTAAACGCATTATTTAAAGCTGTACCTATAACGTTATCTGGAAAGTTAATAATTAATTCTATAAAATTAACTTTATTTTGCATAAAAGAAACTTCACCACTAGTGTAGGTTTCTTCTTCATCTCCGATTAAAAATCTACCGTCTTGTTTTGGTATAAATGCGCTTTGTGTAAATGGAGCTATTATAGAGTATTCGTCGTCTTCAAATTTAAATCTATAACTAAATTTTACATATTTATCTTGAAGAAACACAGGATCACCAGCGTAGTTAGGTATATAATCAGGATTTGGAGAAACAACTATAACGTCATTTATATCAAGAGTTACACTATTGTTTGTAATTAAAGACGTAGCTGTTGAACCTGCTTGAATGGTTGTGCCTGCGGGTATTTTAGTTATATCAGCTGGGTTTAAAGTTATAGTGTCACCAACTTCAAAAGTACCATAAGTTGTATTAAAATTAGGTATTGTAGTAGCACTAATTACCGCTGTAGAGGTGTAACCAACAGCACCATCAATTGTAGATGGAGAAACAACATCTTTCATTGTACCTTCAAAAGTACCAGGACTTGTTTCTCGTACAAGATCTATAGATTTGTAAGGCGCATATTTAGCTACGGAAATGTGATCTTCTTTAGAATAATAAAGACTATTGTTTAGTGCTTTATTTATATTTATTTTTCTTGGTTGATTTCTATTGTCAGTCCAAAACAATAAATCTTCTAAAATATTAACACCATAAATAGGGTGTGTAGTAGAAAAATTTAAAAATGTTCCAGCGACAAGAGTTTCAAAAGTATTAGCGTTATTTTTAACGTCTAAACAAACTATAAAAGATACACTGTTAGTACCTTGTTGGTTATTGGTTAAATTAGTTGGAGAAGTATCAGTATAACTTGTTAAAAATAAATATATTTTTTCATTTACTTCGTCTACACCGTAACCTATAACAGTAGGGCTAAAACCTGATGTAGCAGTAGCAATAAGCGAGTTACCTAATATGTTTTCAAGCGCACCTACGTCACTATCCTCTGATTCTGAAACAGCTATATTAAAAGCGTTTCTGTACTGATTATTTGGAACTAATCTAGAATCTAAATCTTTATTCATTTTAGACGCTAGAAAACTATTCTTTACTTCAGCCATTTAATTTTAGTGTTTTATCCATTTAGATTTACCACGCATAACCTGCACAAACTCATTTAGCTTGATATTAGATAAACGTATCTTAGCGTTGCGTAATTTAGCGCTTTTTTCTCTTTTTAATCTTTGTACTACGTATTCAGGTTGATTAATTCTACTAGCAATAATAGCATGTAGTATGTAAGCATACATAGCCTCTTCAGCCATTTTAGGAACTCTAGTATTTAAATCATTAGAAAGACCGTCAGATATATACTCAAAGTTTATTATTTTATCAACTAAATTATTTGAAAAAGATATACTATTTAAACGATCATTAATATTAAAATAACCGTTGACATTAGCGTATTGAGGATCTAAACCGTATTGTTGACCATATCCAACCATGTTGTTAAAGTCACTATAGAACTCAGCGGCAGCAAATGAATCGTTAGCAAGATTACCTGTGTTTCTTAATCCATTATTAGCCCATCTATCGTCTATTATAGAATTACCAGAATCTATATTATTATCAAAGCTATCTTGTATAGGAACTCCGGAAGTATCTTGTACTGGAAGCTCTGTTGGGCTTTGATGAAGTGTGTTTGTTGGCATTATAATATGCTGACGACCAGACTGATCAACCCAATATATGTTTACGTAATTAACATAATCTTGTGGTAATGGTATGCTTAAGCCCTGCGGTACGGTTAACTCTTGAGAGTTTACACTTTTCAATGTATCATAACTAAACTCTTGCATAGCACGTTTAGCGTGAAATATAACATCAGTACGTTTAACGCTTTGTAGCAATTTTCCTACGCCTACATAAGCAACTTGAAAGTTGTTTATAATATCATGTAGTTTAGTGTATGAGTACGATCCATAGTTTTCTTCTACAATACTACCATAAGCTTTTTCATTAGCTGTATTACCATAGTTGCCACCATCTATTTTTTTAAGCTGTACGACTATTTGAGTACCGTTTGTTAAAGGGTTTATAGAAACTTGAGTTCCAAGTCCATACCTAGCGTTACCATATGTTGTAGCACTCCAAATAAGTCGAAACTCAGTACCGTTGTCTATTATAGTTGATATCACAGCGGAAGTCGTAGCTCCAACACTACCAGTGCCATCCCAAGTAGCAAATGGAATTGATACAGTATCACCTAGGATTATAGTGCTTGAAAAGGCGTCTTTTGTTATATCAACATAGCTTACAAAACTTGGAACAGGGCTATTAAGCGATGAAAATTGTAAACCAGTTATATTTATAGTATTACCAGAGACAGTATAAGGATCTGTATATTCTGTATAACTACCAGCGCCACCATTTGGGCTTGTGTATAATTTAAAATTATTATTAGTGTAACTATCAGTAGCTGAAGATGCGGCATAGAATATTAAATCTGTATCAAATGTTGTTGTAAAACTTTGATTAATTCCATCAGCTGTAAATGACTGTGCGCCTTCGTAATATTGTCTGTTATTTTCTGTAAGTAATGACATTTATTAACTTTTTTCGTTTATATTTTCAGCTTGAACAGCTTGACTAGCCGCTTGAACTATTTGTGGGTCTCGTATAACGATACCAGCGTAAGCTAATATTCTTAATATAACTTCAGTTTGCTCCGCTTGATCTAATTGAAAATCAGTACTTATGCCTGAGTTATAAACAAGTATTTGAGTATTTGAATCTTTTGTAAATCCCCATACAACGTTTGAAGGTCTAGACACATAATCTAAGCTAAGTGGAGTTACGCTTGTTGGTTGAGATAATATTTTATTTTCCTGAAAAAGATATACAGGAAATTTTTCTGTAGGTTTTGTAAGTGGAGATGCAGCTATGTTGTAGTATTCATTACGCTGTAATCTTTGAAGCTCTACAGGATCACCAATAGTTGGTGTATAAGTAAGTGTACCTACCCTGTAAACATCACTTCCTATATCGGTATCTCTATTTATAGATTTAGTTTTTCTAAATAAAGATATTCTTTCGTCTATGCCAAGAACTCTATCGGCATAATCCATATCATTTTGTGGCACTCTAGACGTTTGATTTAAATCTTCAAAATACTTTTGAAATATTTGAAGCTGAACCTGTGTTGCTGTCTTGTTAAACTCATCAGGTGTTATGTAGCCACGCTGTTCTTTATTGAGTATAAGCAAAACGGTTTGATATACAGTATTTACGTTTATTGCCATTGATATTTTTATTTATATAAAGGGCGCATTACACGCCCTTATATATTGTTACACGTTAGAGAAGTTTTTTCTCTATTGATTTATAAACTTCAACGCCTTCGTCAGTTTTAAACCATGCTGCCATTGCAGAGTAAGGGTTTTCATCAAACGGTACGTTCATTAGTTTTCTTCCATTACTACCCCAAGTAAATGTTCTTTGATCTTGCGAAAGTTTAATAACACCAGATTCAGCAGCTACAATAGCTACATTTCTAAGTTGTACATTTTCATCATTAGCAAGCTCTATAAACAATTTAGAATTATTCTTAGCGAATATTAATAAATCACGCTTAAGTTCTTTAGAACTCATTTTAGATACCTTAGAGCCAACCTCTACACGCATTACAGCTTCTACTTGGTCTATATCCATAGCTTTAGCAGCGTTAAGCGCATCTATTTGCAATTCAATTACATCAAGTTCATCAGAAGCTTCTTCAGCAGCGCTAAACTCAGCGTATATTCTATTTTTTAAAGGGTGGTATATTGAAAGTAATTTTTGTAGGTTTTGTAATTGTTTAGGAACCGTTAACGATCCTTCTTTAAACATAATATGACCTAAAGTTACTTCACCTTTTTGCTCATCAACAAGCGGTGAGTCTTGGTTTGTTGCGTATCTAATCTCTCTTTGTTTACCTGTTTCCTGATCAAAATACAATAGTGAGTGTTTTCTAGTGTGTCTACCTGGAATCTTAAGAGTTAAAGGAGATTTATTACCTAATAAGTAATAAACGCGATCTTTAATTTCCCAACTAGGTTTAGCTGGTTCTTTATTTATTGCTGTATTTACAGTCTTTTCTTGTTGCGGTGTTTCAATAACATTATCCGCGATTTTAGCTTCTTTAGCCATGATATAATAAAATTAAATAATTAAAAAAAAATAAACCCCGCCCGTAGACGGGGATTATCACTAAAGTTGAATCATTAGATTCCTTTGAATAGTACAAAGTTGTTAGCACCTTGAGTTACCAAACATCTTTCAGATAGGAAGTTTACTTCCATTGCATCAAGAGTTGAGGTAAAAGCACCACCGGCAGAACCAGTTAACCAAGACTTCATACGACGATCGTCACTTTCAGAAGCTCTATATCGTACGTGTAAAAACGGACGACGGATGTTAGTTCCTAGAATCTGATCGTAAACTGTAGAAGTTCCAGCAGGAACTAATACACCTTCGATTGAATTGATTCCTGAAACACCACCACGAGTAGAAGCGTCATTTAAGTATTTCCAATCAGTCTTATAGAAATCGTAAGAACCACGACGGAATCCAGAGAATCCAAGGTTCAATGCCATTTCTTCAGAGTTTTCGAAAAGACCAAAAGCAGTACCACCAGCAGAACCAGCAGAAATAGCAGATAGCATATCATCAAAATCTAATGAAGTTTGACGTTGTAAAAACAACATGTTTTCTTCAATAGCTCCTTGAGTATCTAGGTTTTTAAGAATGTTATCAAACTCATCTAGTCCGTTAGCAGCAGTAAATCCTACTTCTACGTTACCACGAGCTTGAATAGCAGCGAATAAACCTTCAGTACCAGGTACAACACCTTGACCTACACCAGCGCCAGCGCCGATTTGGCTATACTCACCTTCAATCAATGCCATCTCTAAGTAATCTTCAAAACGCAAGCGAGTTTCAGATTCAGCTTTTAGATACCATAGGTAACCAGAAGTACCGTCTTCAGTAGCAACTTCAACCCAACCAATCTGAGCCATGTCAGATCCACTAACTACATACTGATCTCTAATAATGATCGGAGAGTTAGAAAATTGAGTTAGTTGAGGAGTTACAGAAATACGTGGCTGTGTTCCAGCTGCAACAGTACCACCATTTTGCATGCTAGTTCCTTTTGCATAAGCAGAACCATATACAAATACCTTGATACTACCAGAAGTTAATCCAGCACCACCAACAGTTCCGTCCCAGTTAGCAACTGTAATAGAACCATTAGCACCACCAACAACAGCTGGTACAGAAGCAGTAACAATACCTTTTTGCTCAGCACCTGTTACTGTGTCTAGAATTACTACTGTATCATTTACAGAAATAACATTTTGCAATGTAGCAGCACCCGCAGCAGGAGCAACTTCAATTACACCTGCATTTAGAATACAGTTATCATAAGCGATGTGCAAACGGTTTTGTTCAGACCAAATAACTTGATCAGAAGTCATTGGCATTTCAGCGCCAACCATACGTAAGAATCCAGATAGTGTACGATTACCGTAACGCTCTACTTCTTGTTCATAAATCTCAGGTAAATACTGTTGTGCAAAATCTGCACCAGCGCCTGTGTTAAATTGTAAGTAGTTTGTAGCCAACAACTGTTGAGTTGAAGAAGGTACTAAACTACCAAATTGTGGAGTTAAAGCCATAATTATAATTTTTGTTAGTTAAATTTTTTTGTTTTGATTTTTAATTTTGAAGAATCAATACCACTAACTGCTTTTACTTTTAATCCTCCAATATAAACATCACCAGAAGCTGTTTGCCTAGGTTCTGTACTTATATTTTTAGATTTAGCCATAACATCTTTAACAGCGTCAGCTTTGCCTTGCTCGTAAAAATGTTGTGCTATAGTATCAGCATTTCGCGCTGCGTATAAAGCCTTGTGGTAACCTTTAGCATCTTGTATTTCTCCTTTATCATTTAAGAACGTCTTAATAAAATTTGAAATATCAGATTGTTGCTCGCCTACCTGTGATGGGTTTTTAACACCATATCTAAACTTTTTATCACTAACATTGAAATCAAAACCTTTAAAATCATCGTTTAGTAATTGTTTAGTTTTTTGTTTAAAAACTTCATGCTTGGCTGAATTTGCTTTTTGCTCTTCATTGTATCGGGTGAAAAAGTCTGTAGCTTTTTTCTGCTCTTGGGTTACGCCTGGTCTCAACTTGATCTCATCGTAATACTTACCTTTTAAGCTTTCTAAAAAGTCTTTAGCTTTTGCAGCCTCCTCTTTAAACGCAATTTTCTTTTTGCGTATATCTTTTGGTTCATCTATATCCTCATCAAAATCAAAGTCTTCTAATAAAAGACTTACATCTTCAGAATCTAAATGTGGTTTAGTTTGTTTATAATACTCACGTATTAAAGTGGTGTTATCAACATTGGTATAATCTGCATTAAGTCTAACATAGTCTTGTACAGTTCCACCAGTCTCTTCCATAAAAGAAACTAGTTTTTCAATATTTTCTGGTAAAACTCTTTGTTCTTGTATAGCTTGCTCTACTTCATTAGCTACTTCTTCTTGAGCAGCATCTTCTTCATCTTCTATAATAGATAGTGGAGATACTACTTCTTCGTCGGAGTTCCGTACTTCTTCAACCACTTTTTCGCTGTCGCTACTGTTTGTGGGTTCTTTGATAACAACATCGCTATCATTTGTCTCTTGTGTTTGAACGGCATTTTCTTCTTTGTTTGGTACCACTACTTTGGTAACGTTTGATTCTACTTCTACTAAAGGTTCTTTCATGTTAACTTTAATAGGTTCGCCTTTGTTTTCACCTAAATTCTTAGGCTTTGAAGGAGTTTTTATTTTAAACTCTCCTTCTTGTTTTACTTGTTCTGACATAATATAATAATATAAAATTAATGGGATTTATTTTCAACGAGGCTCAAACTGTTCAAGTCCAAACCCTCCTAACGAGTCAAATCCTGATGACTCAAAGTTCTTAGGCAGTTCATCGTTTTGACGTTGTGAAATCATTTCTGATTGTTGCGTGCCTATAATTCTAGCACGCTCGTCTTTACGATCTTCTATATCTTGCTCTTTTTGTTTTTCAACACTAGCTCTTGCTTGAGATAATTGTAAATTATATTGAAACTCTTGCTCCATAAGCTGACGCTTAATTTGAGCTTCCATTTCCATTTTTTGAATATCAAATTGAGACTTACCTTGTTCTAATTGTAATTTACTTTCTGTAAGCGCTTGTTGTTTCTGAACCTCAGCCATAGCTGCTCTTTCAGAAGCTTCTGCATTAGCTTGGGCTTGCGCTTGAATATTAATTAAATTAGCTTGTTGTTTTTCTTGATTTCTTATTTTTTGTCTATACTTTAAGAATTGATTTGCTAATTTTAAATTTTTTATTTCTCTAATATCAATAGCATCTGATAATTCTATTGATTGATTTTGTAAAGCTATTTGTATATTTTGCTCTAGTTTATTTTTTTCTTCTTCTTCAGGTTCTAGCTCTAAGAATATACCAAACTCATGCATTGATAAGTCATCTAATTCTTCTAATGTAGCAACGTTAAAAGTATTTATAGATTTTAACAAAGCGTTTTTCGTCAAAGGAAAAGCCATCATATCAGCTAATCTAAGACTTATATTTTCAGAAGTACGTATTGTTAAATACATTAACGATTGTAGTATATGCTTTGTGGCTGTATTAGAAGCTGCTGCTGCTAGTTTTTGTAATCCAACTAATGAATCTTTAGCAGGTTGACTACCGTCTCTAGCCTCATTAAGCCCGGTTACGTCTCTAATCATCTGAAGATAATATTGATACGTTTGTATAAGAGCTTGTATTTTAGCCATACCAGACGATGTCTGTAATTCTTGAATTGGTACTTTACCTCTATTAGGATCACCATCTTGAGTTAAACTTCTACCTACAATACTACCAGTTTGAAAATACATATTCAACGCTTCGGCTGGATTGTAGTTTGTTCCATTACCAAGATCAACTTCTGCTAAGCCATCTACATCTACATAAACACCATCAGGCACCATACGTGCTAAAACCTGTTGTATTTTTAAATGCGTAAGCTGTATCATATCAGCAAAACCTATACACTTACTTACGACTGATTCTATACGACCTTTATACATTCTAGGCGCAGACAAACTATAGTTCATTTGTACCTTAGTTTGATCGCTGTAAGGTCTAGTCATGTTTTCAGCTAATTTCCACTCAAGCATTTTTTCATGCCCTAGTATCTTAGCACCACTATATAAAACTTCAATAGCTCTATGTACTCTTTCAAAGTTATCGTTTTCCGGTGGATCAAAAGTATCAGGCTTTTCTAAAGCTTTTTCAAGACCTTGATCTGTTTGTTTAATTTTAAATACTTGATTTTGGTATGTCTTGTATTCAAAATAAAGAACTTGAATTAAATTAGAATCATAATCCCAATTATAAAAGTTATTTCTATAGTTAGAATTACCTGGATATTTTTGTATTTCCTCTAATTCTGAATCTGTTAAATTTGGAAATTGTTTTTTAATCTCTTCTAAAGATAAACTTTTAACCTCACCTACATAATAAATGTCTTCAAAATTAGGATCTTCAGTGTAAGAATAAACGATACTAGCTGGATCTACATAATCAACCGTAATACCATTAGCTAAATTAAAGCTTGTTTTTACAGCTGATATACCTAATACAGTTAAATCATAAGCTAAACGCTTTTTTGTCTCTTCATACTTATTATAATCAAAGACATTATTAATAGCTTCTTCTTCTGCTATTTCAATACTTTGTTTATAATTCAACTGAAGATATAGATCTAATTCTTCAACGTTGTCTGGTAATTTAGAAGGATCGTCACTAGCGTAAAGATCTCTTCCTAGTGCTTGACCTAGTTGTTCTATTTTTTCTTTTTGTCTAATATCTCTTAATGCTCTATTAGCAAAATCAGTTCGTTTTTTAATAGCGTAAGGATCTGAAGCAAAAGATTTTATTCTATAACCTTTATCAGTCATACCGTTCACAACAATATCTACGAACTTAGATAAAACAGCCACTGGCTTCCAGTCTAAGTTTAAATAAGACAAATCACCATTTATAGATAATTCATCTTTGTATTTAGCTACAGACTGTTCTCCTCTTGCGTAGAGTTTTAAATCGTTAAAAAGTCTCCAATTGTTTCCAAATCTTCCACCATTTCCTGTTCCTCTGTCACCTCTAAACCATTCGCCTTCTATAGCTCTTGCTACAGATAAACCATATTCATAAGTCTCTTTTTCTGCGTCTGGTACTACCTGACTTGGAAAAGTGCTGCTAGAATTAGTATAAATCATCTATTTTATTATTTTTGAAATACTACCTTTGTTATCAAACTTCTTGAAACCTAAAGGAAAACTATTTTTTTTAACTACGTTTGTAGGTGTATACCTATGTTTGTTGCAAGCCATAAGCGCTAAACCAGAACTTATTGAAGCATCGTGCTTTGTTCTATTATTTATATTAAACTGCGACCAATCTTCTAATGTTTCTTGAAAATACATATCTCCGT